CAGTTATAAAGTAAGGGCTCATCCAGCCATTCTCTATTTCCATACCGTTTAGCTTCTCAACCCTAATCTCGGTAGTCGGTACTTCGTTTAGTCTTATAACTCCGTCTTCACCGGATAACTCAACCGCATCAGCAACTATCTTGCCTAATTCATCGCTTGAAGCGGATATACAAGCTACTTGTAGGATTTCTTCCTTAGTTTTGATGGGATTTGCCATTTCCTTTAACTTAGCGAGGACTTTTAATGTATCCCGTTCAATTTCCTGCTTTAACACTTGGGGATTAACACCCTTGTCTATTTCTGCAAGTCCTGCCTTGATTATTGCCCTTGCAAGGATAGTAGCAGTAGTAGTTCCGTCCCCTGCTTCGTCATTTGTCTTAGTAGCGGCTTCCCTGACTAACTCAACACCTGCTTGCTCTACCGGATCGTTGACAAAGACTTCTTTAGCGACACTTACGCCATCGTGAGTTGAAAAAGGTACATCGTAGGAGTGTTTGACGATTACATTACGTCCTCGTGGACCCAAAGTTGAGCTTACCGCATCTGCGAGTATATCAATCCCTCTCATTAAGGCTTGTCTTGCTTGTTTATCGAATAAAATGATTTTCATTGTTCAAAAAACCCAAGTACATCCGTATCTTGAATAGAATCTACATATCTCATCAGTAAAAGTGCCTGTTGTTGTACTACAACGCTAAGTCCAGCACCTTTCTTGTATAAAATATGCTTACCCTTATTCTTTCCCGCCACTATTACGCCTGTATTTGAGTCGGGCATTAACTCATCGGGTAGTTTAAGCCCTGTATCTGTTTGTTTTTTAAACTCATCTACCTTAACTAAGATAAAACCAGTCTCAGGTATCAACTTTTCGCTAAATTCTCCTGCTTTCTTCATATTCTTTACGATAAGAGCTATCCCTTCGTTCTCTTTCTGCTGTTCTTTAACTGCGTAATCATGTTTTTGAGTTTGTAGGGTTCTTCTTCGGGACTCTTCCCATTCTTTTGCTTGAGGATTAGATGATATTTCCCGTGTCCGTTCTTCATCGAATGCGTCTGCACCCTTAGCTGTTTTTACGTCGTGCTTTTCCCAACTAGGCTGGTACATAACTTCAATAAGTGTAAAACAATGCATCAAGTTTGTCAAATCACTAAAAAAGGATAGGTTAGCCCCTATCCCTAATTAGCTTTTCCTACACTTAAGCTGTTGAGCTTACCGTGTGGTAAATGTTTACAAAGAATGCACTGTTTAAAGGTGCTGCCCCGAAAGTGGTTTTCCAACCAGCCGTCGAAACTTTCTCTGTAGGATCGCCCGTTCCACCTGAACTAAAGTCTTTGATATAAGTCTTTAGGGCTTGAAGATCGGTTACTCCAAATGCTTCTGTACCAAAGAGGGAAGAAATGTAGAGTGTTGCGGTTGCCGTTACTCCTGAGGAGGCTAATTGCCCTCCGTTGGATGTTTTAAGCCACCGTGTTCCATGGATTTTACCCACTTCACCCGCCATTAACTTACCTGCATTGCCTTCAGTGTATTTGTTAGCGTCTATCCATCCGCCTGTCGTGGTGTCTGATTGAAGATCGTAAATACCATCGGTATGTGCGACTCCAACATAGAAACCGTCTGACTGTTGCATTGCATCATTTCTATCCAAAGTCCTTACGGCCTTTTTGATTTCTGTGATTGACAATACTCCCGTTGCCGGAATAGATGTATACGCTGCTGATGCGACTCCTGTTGCTGCTTGTACTGTACCTGCTGTCTGTACAATGTTACGGATAACAGTATCGATAGAAAGTCCTGCGTTATATGCAAGGCGTTCCATGACTGCTTTCATTATGTCGCCGAAACTTGTGTAAGCTACGATATCTGAGATGGATACTGCTGCGTCATATTGAGCTGTTGAACCGGTAACATTTGCCGCGGTAAAGGACTGTGCCGTTGTAGGTACACCCTCTCCCTGACCTGCTGTTACGAGTGCCAAGTTAGAAAACCTTGTCCAGTAAACAACTCCTGTACCGAAACCTCCTTGTCCTTGCGGGATTTGTTTGTTTCGTTGTCCGAGCTGCTTCATTACAAGCTTTTTCTCTGCAACTTTCAAGAATAATTCGTCGTAATAACGACTTTTAATCGCTGTTGAAACGACTGATAAACTTGATATTGAGTTTGCTGAATTAACTGCCATTTTGCTTTGCCATCGACATAGAGCAAATTATGAGCCTATTGTAGTTTCAGAAGATATTTAGAGTATTTGCTTATATTCTTTTCTGATATAGATAAGTTTTCGTGTTTTAACTCTTTATCCGGTATCAAGAATATGTACTCCGTTTCTCCTTTTAATCCATTACAGATTATAAAGAAAAAATCTACCTTCCTTAATTGTTTTAAAAAGAACTTCCAACGATAAGTATTTGATTGATAGTGAATGTTGTCTTTTAAGCTATGCCCTAAGATATGACTCTTAGTAGATACTTTTACATCTATCAATTTACCTTTCCATTCTAAATCACAAGGTCTATATATTCTCTTAGAACCTTGTAAGAGACTTTGGGCGTATACCTCCGATTTATAAGCCATACTCATTCTATGAGATTTATAAGGCTTAGTTAAACCTAAGGCTCTTCTTCTACGCTGATAGTCTCTAAAATACTCTCGTCTTTTTAAAGAGCGTTCTTTTTCTTTTATAGGGTCTCTGGTATACATAACCTCTGACTCTATAATAGACTCATAACTGCCATTTGTCAATGGCTTTTTGTTTTCACCTCCAATCTTAGGATTGTTCTACCACTGGCCATTAGATTTCAGATAATCCTCCATCTGCTCTAGTGACATCTTATCGGGATCAGGCGTTTCCGCTGCCCCGTTAGAACGCACTCGGCTAGTGATACCTTGGTCAGACTGTTGGGATTTTACAGCCCGTGCCTCAGCAACTACTTGCGCCTGTTTACTTGTCAAAGCCTTAGCTGTTGCTAACGCTCTTCTGCCCGCCTCGGTCATTGTTATGCCCGGGTTAGCACTGTAAATCTGCGCTCCTAGTTTATCTAACTCAGGGTCATACTCCGTTGAGTCAGGATTAAACTGTGGCAATGCTAGCTTTAGAAGGTCTAATTCTACAGCCGTGTTTCTATCAACACCCTGATTCGCGACTTGTGGTTGTTGCGGCAAAACAGTTTGTTGGCTAACGCCTTGAGACCTGTTAGCTTTTTCAGCTGCCAGTAGTCTTTCTGTTTCTTTCTGTTTTGCGTACACTTCCTTAAATCTCTTTTCAGGAACATACCTTCTGCCTGCTTCATCCTCTGCGAAGTTTGGTTCAGTTACTTCCTCTTCTGCCTTGGGAGCAGTTGATTCGGCTTCCGCGCTCTTCTCTGAGCTTGCAGTATCATCTACAGTGTTTGTTTCGGGAGTGGTTGATTTCTCCTCTGCGGTATCATCCGCCTTATTTAGAAGCCCGTCATCATCAGTAATCTGATGGTCATTTAAGGCATCTGCAACCTTTTTCATAGGATCGTCCATTTTGAACTCACCTCCTTTCGCACAGTTAATACGTTAACTGAGAACCGCCAAATATCTTTCGATAGGCAACATATACGATTGAAGAACGCTAGATAAAAATCTAGTTACTAAGTCTATAAAGGCTCAGTAACTAAACTTCTAAAATCCTTTATCCGTCCGTCTATTACTTGCATATATCCGGGCAAGATTGCTCCCCACGGGCAGAACTTACAGCTTATCGTGCCATTATGGTTATCGATGTACCCGTTATGCTTACTCCAGTTCTCTTTTGTATGGTCAGGACATATAGTGATAGGCTGAGCCATTCCCGAGTGCTTTTCGGCATCTCCCCAAAAATTCTCATCATTTGACGGAGGAAGGTCAGGCAGGTTTGACATTTTCCTCCTCTACATGGGCTTTCCATGTCCTGATTGCGCTGTCAACTTGTGCCATTAACTTTTTAATCCCCATTAGCTCACGCCTTCGTTCCTCTAACTCTGCTAGGGGTATGTCAGACTTCATCATGTCATTCATAAAAGAAGCGATTTGATTCTGGTAGTAAGCCATTAGATACTGCCAGCCGCGACTCGTTATCATCTCTTCAAAAGCTACCCCCCGCTCTAAGGTTTCTCTCAAAGCATCTTCCTGCTCTTTTGTTAGTTTAACTTCGTTATTGTTGTCCATTTGGCATTGGTTGTCCGTTATTTGGCATTTGTCCTACTTGTTGTCCCGGTGGCATTGGCAAGTTGGGTAAGTTACCCTGTACCGCTTGCTGGATACCTTGATTGTGCTGTTGCTGTTGGGCCATAATCTGCTGCATCTGTTCAGGCGTCATCTGTTGGGCGGGTTGGCCTGGCTGCGGCTGGGGCATCTGTGGCGGGGCAATATCAGGCAATACATTAGCGTCCTGCATAACCTGTGTTGCCATCGGATCAGTCCCTGCAACATTAATTCTGGTCATAGTCTCACCCATTCTTTGAAGCTCAGGATCTTTAGGATCAATTTGTATTCCAGCCATTTGTGCAGCTTGTGCTTTGCCTGCTGCTGGTAAGTCGGCATATTTAATCTGTACTGCCGGTTTATCAAAGTTAAACTCTTGACCTTTTGGAAAGTCTATAAGTACGTTATCGGCTAGTGCTCCGATAGATAGTTTGTCAAACACTTCTTTCGTTAGACCCTCAGCGTTTACCATCTTTCCTGATCTAAATAGCAACTGAGACCACTCAGGACTCATAACCCTATCAAGGGCTGCAAAGAAGTTTTGTTGGGTAATAGCGGGGTCAACTAACTGGTCTTGGTCAACTGATGCGATAAAGTCATAATCCCCAACTACTGAAGACTGGATATCCCCAGGGTCTAGGTTAAGGAATGCAAACGAGCCGTCATCACTCGGCTGGAGTTTGGCTTGTTTATCTGTTTGTCCCGGTGCAATTGGTTCTCCGTCTTGGGTTGTCTGCATTAAGTTAGTGTTATCCCGTAGGTTCTTAACTTGGTCTTTGCCGAGTATCCGTAGCTTCTGTGACTCGGTTGTGTATTGTAAGCGTAAATCTTTCCATTGGTTGACTACCCGTTGGATAACCATGTGATTGAATAGCTGGATCTTTAGTTTAAACTGTGCATTGGCTTCATTCTGGATTAAGTGAATACCCGTAGCTGTTTTATTGGGTAGGTTGGGTGTTTGGACACCCTGCGTGTAATCTGTTATACCTGAACCGTTTTGCATGGCTGAGGTTAAGTAGTTCATGGTCTGCACAAATGTCGGTCCCGTTATATCGGGAGTTTGCAAAGCCTCAACCGCGTTCATGTCATCAGTTGTAACTATATTGCCAGGTGCTGAGATAAGAGTATGCAGGTCAACCCCGCTGTCTTTCTTAACCTTCCACATCGTCCGTAGGGTAAGCTGTACATTATCAAGCCTTTGATTTAAAACTGCGTTAATAGCCCGTTGAATCCTGTCAATCGGTTCTATCTCTCCCATACCGTAAAGCTCGCCTGGATAGGGATAATCAACTCCGTAGATAATAGGCATTTCTCCGTGGAAATAAGGATTGTCAACTTCTCTGATAACTAAATTGTATTCGGGTACAATATATGTCCACTTGTCGCGGGTAATTCGCCTCAAGACTACTATTTCAGGGTTTGAAGCATCCTCGCCTATATACTCTTGGGTAGAGAGCATGAGCCTTCTGTGTTGTCTGAATTGAAGGTCGGCAGGTCTTCCGCCGCCTATCTGTGAGTTCTTATCATTAACGTCTTCCATTAACTGTTTAAGCTTGTCGAGATTCTTCCAGTAGGCTGGCTGTCCCTCAACCGTCCTTGCGTCATTCTCGTCTTTTAACTCTTTGAACGTTGAGAAGGTCCTGTAAATAAACCACCTCATGTTGTTTAGTGTTGAGGAGTTCGGGTCGGGAAAACAATCATAGATATTAAGTGTTTCAAAGTTAGGTCCGTCAAACTCAGTATAGGTGTATGTTTCTTTATTCTTTGGAGTCCAAACTACACGTCCTGCAACTTTTTTTGGTACCATCCGCTCTTTGTCGCATTCGCGAAAATCCCAGAACGTCCTACCAAAGGCTGTACCAAAGATTAACATTGATTTAACAAACATAACGAGCTTTGGAAACATCTCGGCCCTGTACCAGTCATACTTCATTAACGCGGATAGGATTTGTGAGGTAACTAAGTCTCCGTCTTCGCGGGGATAGAAAGTGCCTGTAGGTTCTGATGCAACCATTCTTGGGGTTATTGTTTCAATTATCCTAAATACCCGGGGATCAAATACTCGTGCTCCGTGTGGATAGGTGTTTTTATCAATGAAGGTTCTGTAGAGTTCTTCCTGGGCGTTCATCCTTAGATGGACAACATCCAAATATCTCTTTGCTAAAAGGAATTGCTGGTTCATCTCTGAACATATTTCCGCTTCGTCTTGTGCTACTTTCTTGTCGTTCTTAGTTGCCATAGGAGATAAAGCAATTATTATAAGGGTTTAGACTTCAAGTCAAGGGTTGAAGTTTTTTCCCGTAACCAAATCTTCTTATTAAAGAAAAACATCTTCTCTATTGCGCCAGCCCTAACTTCCATTTGTATCTCCATAGTTCCGTATTGTAACTCTTGGGCATTTTTCTCAATCTCCAGGATATACGGCTTCTTAGTCTTGATAGCCTGTGCGATTGCCTCTTCTTGTTCCGGTGTTAGTATTACTTCACTCATAGTTTAAATGCCGATGACACTGTCTGAGGGTGTAAAGACCGGCATAGGCTGAAAGCTTGGGATAGTCCTATTGGGTAAGAGTTGATAGAGTTGGAATGCAATTGCCAAAGCGAACAGTAAATCATCATGTGCGCCCCTCTCGGCTTGAGCTTTCTCGGTTGAAGTAGTGTGGGTAATGATAAATGAGTACATCTCATCAATCGTTGGCTTGTCATAGATTGTTATTAACTTCTTATCTATTGCGTCTTTTAAATCAGAGAGCATGCGGGGACGAGTAGCAGTGTTTGTGTCCCATCCCAGTTTGGTCGGATCGGAGTTTTCTATATTTCCGCGATTAGGCATTTTGAATACATCAAACTTGTTGGCTCGGTTAAGTCCTGCCAGTCTCTCAAGCTCAAAGACTCCGCCATTGTTTCTTTCATACGCTATTGTTGGCCTTACTCCTGTTTGGTCAAATATCTTTTCAATTACCGGTAGAAGTTCGGCGGTCATATCATTAGCCAAAACCTTAGCGTGAAAGACTAGGGGGACATCAAGCTTATTGCGGGATAGGAATTGGGCTGTACAGTAATCACTCATGCCCATTGAGGTATCAGCCCCTACGAGGATATATTCATTTTTTTCAAATCTCCTAAATTGACGAAAATTCATTGGGTATTGGTTCTTTTACATTCTCAAGATACCACGATAAGGAGTTAGAGTCAAAAAACAAATCACCACTCGACAAGAAAGCATTTGTATCAGTTTCGGGATACTCCTGCTGAAATAAGCGTCTTAACCGTTTCTTCTCGCCGTCTAAAAACTCTTGGTTATAAAAATCACTTGCTTTATAAAACAATGGTTTAAACCCCGTCTCGCCTAGTTTGCTTTCTTCCCAGAAGGTTTTAAATTGATTAAATCCATTAGCTGTTGTTTCAATTATTAAGTTACCCGTTGGTACAACAGCAGTACCGGCTCCTGCCAGTAGTTTTTCAAGATAGTTATAAAATGCCGCTTCAGATAAATGTAGGTTGGTTATAGTTTTAGATCTACCAAATTCTACATTATCTGCAGTACCAATCGTATAGCGTGAATTAAGCACTTCGTTGTAGAGTTCATATTTAGAATTATATTTAAGGGGTACGTTGGTTTGTGCTATATCTTCAAAACTTCTGATATAACTTTTAACCCTGTCTAACAGTTCTGAGGCGTTGTCTGCTATATCTGCAACAATTACGCTTCGTGAGTTTTCTTTAGTTAAGAAGTCTTTGGTAAACATCGCCAGAATTAAGGATGAAAATCCCTGTTGTCTTGCTTTTAAAATTATATCCCTGCCAGTTGAATCCTTGCTTAAGTATCTGTCTTGAATTGAAT